CAGCATCCAAACTGGCATTCATAGCTATGACTCACAGCAAGGAGTTGGAAAGCATGATGTATAGGCAGCTTATACCTGGTGCACTGTCACTTAATGAGGAGGCGGCTATGGCTTGGAGTGGGTCATATTCTTTGAATAAGTGGTGCACTTGGTTGCTAGGCAGAGTCACTGTTGTGGCATTGCTTGGTCATTCAGCCATTTTGGCAGACAGGAATTTTGGTGACAGTGATTCTTACCTGCAATGGGTTGGGTTGAGCAAGGTGTACAAGATGTTTGAGGGTCGTGTGCAGGCAGTAACAAATAAGAGCATTAGTGCTTTAGCGCTACCGCTCACGTGGTTGACCAACACAAAATTGGGGCGCAGGTTGTTTTTAATGCTAGGTGGTGAGTCACTTTTCAAATTTTCCATGAGGACACAGAGCTTTGTCGGTGCGGCAAAGTATTATGCTGGTGTCATGATACTGAGGATGTTAACAAAATTGGTCATAAGGCTTTGTTCACTCAAAATCATTAGTGGGAGGCTAACAGGTGATAGAACTACCCAGACCGTTGGCTCGCAGAGAGATGAGCCCAAATCGGAAAATTTAGCATTGGACATGACAAGTATAACTGCCCAGCCCTGTATGATCCTCGGAGTTGTGTCTGAGGAGATGTTCAAGAGAGTGCACTACACGGCGCCATACTGCATTATACTGGCTGAGATGTTGCGATTGAGGTTTGACAAACGCTACATTCTAACAGCAATAATGCATTGGACGACGTCAAAGTTGCCATTCGTTCAGGGCGCTCTCTGCCACTACTTGTGGAATTTCATAGCTTTACGCGATGCAGCACCGAGAGGTGGCGAAGCACCTTCTGGTTCTTTGAGTGCTGCAGCAATGGTCAATCAATTTTATAGAATGATGTTACCTGGTAGCGATTATGGCAAAGCTAGTGAAATGAGTGGTGCGAACCAATGTGTTGATGAATTCGGGTTAAGGTTAAATGAGCCTCTTGCAGAGCACTGCAAACTCATAATGCCAGGACCAATAAAACTGAACAGCAGGTGTGCTTGTGTTGAACCTAAACCTTCGATACAGTTTTCTGCACTGCGTGTTGAGTCAGTTGAAGTAAGGAGCCATCGTGCCTGCTTGTGTAACGAAAGAGCTGCCATTTGCTCTAGAGTCACAAGCAGGCACACAAAACCTAATCAAAAATGGGCTGAGATGTGG